AGACGCAACCGTTATTGCGGTTAGGCGTGGCCGCGACATTATTGACATCCGTAAGTTCAGGGGTGACGATACGATGACAGTGGTTGGCCACGTCATTGAAGCCATAGAAGAATACAAGCCTGCGTTGGTTGTGATTGACGAAGGTGGGGTAGGCGGTGGGATCGTAGACAGGCTCAAAGAGCAACGCTATAAGATTCGCGGGGTTAACTTTGGCAGTAAGAGTAAGACACCACTCATGTACGGCAACTTGCGAGCCGAGATGTGGGGCAAGATGAAGGACTGGCTAAAGACGGCAAGCATACCGCAAGAGCGGGTGCTCAAGACAGATTTAATTAGCCCTATGATGAAACCTGATTCTAAGGGTACAATCTTTTTAGAGTCAAAAAAAGACATGAAAGCGCGTGGCTTAGCCTCGCCTGATGCAGCCGATGCGATATGCGTGACATTTGCTTTTCCTGTGGCGCATCGTGAGTATAATGAAGCAGCACACAGAACACGACCTAACTTTCAAAACAGCAACAGCGTTGCAACTGGATGGATGGCATTTTAAATGACTAAGAAACCTGGGCTTTACGCAAATATTAACGCCAAGCAAGAGCGCATCAAAGCAGGAAGCGGCGAAAAAATGAACAAAGTGGGCAGTAAGAACGCGCCCACAGCTAAAGACTTTAAAGATTCGGCTAAAACGGCTAAGAAAAAATGATTCGACCCTTGCATAACCACGTCTTAGTCAAAGAAAACGCGCCAATCCCCCACCCGTTCTTGGTGTTGCCTTTAGAAGACACTTTAACGGGTACGGTTGTGGCTACTGGGCCAGGTAAAAGGCTACCAAACGGTAATTACGGCCTATATTGGTGTCAGTAGGTGACAAAGTCAGGTTTAGCGGTACAATCGACGCAATGATTGATGGTTTTGCATTAATGCAAGATAAAGACATTATTGGACTAGTCGATGAGCAATGAGAGCGACAATAAAGACCTTCTAGCCACAATGCGTAGCCGACTCACGTTGGCTATTTCTGCTTATGGCAGTTCACGTAACGATGAGCTAGATGATTTGCGCTTTATGGCGGGTAGCCCAGATAATCAATGGCAATGGCCTTCTGATGTATTATCCACACGTGGCTCGGTGCAAGGGCAGACTATTGGCGCACGGCCTTGTTTAACCATTAACAAGTTGCCACAACACGTCAACCAAATTACAAACGACCAACGTCAGAATCGCCCGTCAGGTAAGGTAATTCCTGCCAATGATGAAGCCGATGTTGAGATGGCGGACATATTTGACGGCATAGTGCGTCACATTGAGTATATGTCAGACGCTGATGTGGCGTATGACACAGCGTGTCAGAATCAAGTTACTTATGGCGAAGGGTACATCCGCATATTGACTGAGTACTGTGACGAAAATTCGTTTGACCAAGATTTAAGGATTGGGCGCATACGCAATAGCTTTAGCGTTTACATGGATCCTATGATACAAGACCCTTGCGGGGCGGATGCGCAATGGTGTTTTATTACAGAAGACCTATCTAGGGCAGAGTACGAACGGGCTTACCCCGATGCCATGCCTGTGTCGTCTATTCAGCAACAAGGCGTGGGCGATCAAGCGGTTAGCCAATGGTTAGCCGATAACACGGTTAGAATTGCCGAATACTTTTACCATAAGTACGAAAAAGCAGTTTTAAACCTTTATGCTGGTGAAATCACCGCATTTAAAGGCTCAAAAGAAGATAAGCAACTGGCTCAGATGGGCTACACGCCTATTCGCAAGCGTGACGTAGATCGTAAGAAAGTCATGTGGATTAAAACCAATGGCTATGAAATACTTCAAGAACAAGAGTGGGCAGGCAAGTGGATTCCTGTTGTCCGCGTTATCGGTAATGAGTTTGAAGTAGACGGACAGATTTACGTATCAGGTATTGTGCGTAACGCTAAAGATGCACAGCGTATGTACAACTACTGGGTCAGTCAAGAAGCTGAGATGCTGGCGTTAGCGCCTAAAGCACCATTTATTGGCTACGGTGGGCAGTTTGAAGGGTACGAGCATCAATGGAAAACAGCTAACACGACCAATTGGCCGTATTTAGAAGTTAACCCCGATGTGACCGATGGTGCAGGTGGCGTATTGCCCTTACCACAACGTGCCCCGCCCCCATTGCCGCAAACGGGCTTAATTCAAGCCAAGATGGGCGCTAGTGACGATATTAAATCGACTACAGGGCAATATGACTCAAGCCTTGGGCAAACGTCTAATGAGCGTTCTGGTCGGGCTATTTTGGCTCGCGAACGTCAAGGTGATGTAGGCACGTACCATTACGTTGACAACTTGGCTCGCGCTATCCGTTACGTGACCCGTCAATTGGTTGACATTATCCCCAAGATTTACGACACCCGCCGTATTGCTCGCATCATTGGCGTGGATGGTGAAACTGACATGGCTAAGATTGACCCCATGCAGGCAGAACCCGTCAAAAAGATTGTTGATGAAAACGGCATAGTCATTGAGAAAATATACAACCCAAGCGTGGGTAAGTATGACGTGGTTGTGACTACTGGCCCAAGCTACATGACTAAGCGTCAAGAAGCTATGGAAGGCATGGCTCAGATTCTGCAAGGCAACCCGAACCTTTGGGCAGTGGCTGGCGACTTGTTTGTTAAAAACATGGATTGGCCAGGTGCTGAAGAAATGGCAGAACGTTTACGCAAAACCATTGACCCTAAAGTATTGGCTGACCAAGACGAAGACCCAGCATTGCAAGCTGCTCAACAACAGATGCAAGCGATGGGGCAAGAAATGGATCAGATGCACCAGATGTTGCAAAATGTTAGCCAATCAATGGAAGCTCAAAAGCTCAAGATTGACGAATACAATGCGGAAACTAAGCGTATCTCTGCTGTGGCTTCAGGCATGAACCCCGAGCAAGTGCAAGAGGTTGTCATGCAAACGTTACGCGATGTGATGACCGCAGGTGATATGGTATCCGCACAACAAGCCCCTGAAATGCCTATAATGCCCGGGCAAATGCAAGAAATGCAACAAATGCAAGAAATGCAACCGATGCCTGAGCAAATGCCACAACAAGGACAAATGTTATGAAGTGTTCGGATTTCATAGGTACGTTGTTTTTGGCTCGCGATGTCACGCATAGCGTTCATTTGAACACCCGCAGTTATTCTAAACATAAAACATTACAAAAGTTTTATGAAAACATTATTGGTTTAGCTGATGCGTATGCTGAGGCTTATCAGGGCAGACATGGTTTAATAGGCCCTATTGCGCTTAATTCAGCTAAAAAAACAACTAATGTAGTTGAGTTTTTAGAAGACCAATTAACTGAAATAGAAGCCAATCGGTACAAATTTTGCGACAAAGAAGACTCAACATTACAGCAATTGGTGGATAATATCATTGAGCTGTATTTAAAAACGTTGTACCGCCTTAAATTTCTGGCGTAAGGAGAGTATTTTGGAACTTTTAAACCCTTTAGCTGATGCTAATTTTCCTGCACAAACCGTTGCTTTTACGGGTACGGCTGGTTCGACAACAGGCTGGAACGCAGGCCCGCAAGGCGTAGTAATTTGGGCAACTGAAGCCTGCTACGTTTTAGTAGGCGAAAACGCTACAGCTACAACTTCTAGCACTCCGATTCCCGCAAATACCCCGATTCCGTTTACAGTGCCTGGTGGTACAGGCGGTTTATGGCGGGTAAGCGCTATTCAAATATCGGCAGGCGGTACAGTTTACGCCAAACCTGTAAATATACGATGACTTGGGGCGATGGCGCTCGCAATGGGCTTTCTATTGGCTTATCTAGCCTTATGGCGTTAGCTAAATCAGCGTTAGCCGCGGCGTTAAATTTAAACTTTATCGCCAACGACACGCTAGATCCTCGTATTACGTTTACGCGCGCGTCCACAGCTACCTACACAGATGTTGATGGCGTTCTCCAATCATCGGCTATTAATGCGCCACGATTTGATTATGACCCCGTTACCCACACGCCCTTGGGCTTGATGCGGGAAGCGCAGAGGACTAATTTAGTACTAAACAGCGCGGTGTTGGTGACTCAGAACGTAACGGTTACAGCCGTTGCTCATACACTTAGTTTCTATGGCACGGGTACAGTTACGTTATCAGGCACAGCGACAGCCACAGTCGTTGGCTCAGGTGCTTACCCATCACGCAAGACTTTTACTTTTACGCCGACAGCAGGTACTTTAACTTTAACCGTTACAGGCTCAGTAACATTTGCACAACTGGAAGTCGGCGCATACGCATCATCTTACATTCCAACAGCGGCATCACAAGTTACCCGCGCTGCCGATTCGGCTACGATGACTGGCGCTAATTTTACGTCTTGGTACGGCGCGGGCGGCACGATGATTGTTGATGTTAACATGCCCGTGTCAGGTATTATTTTGACCGCCGGTACAACAGATATGAGATCACCAGTTAATGGTGAGCGTATTTACGGGCAACCTTTCTTTCCTGCAACAACAAATACGTTAACTTTGGGTGTAGGTACATTTAGCCAAATCATTTATTACGCCAGCTATATCAATTACTCGGGGTTAATTACGCCTGTGGGCGCGCCTTCGTTAGCTTCCTTTGTAATGACCGTATTTATCAGTGCAGACGGTGGTACATTCCAATGGCCTAATCGTACAGGTACTCGTGGCGCAGTTATTAATTGGGGTGATGGTACAAGTGAAACCTCTACAGGTGACTTGACTGCTAAGACTTATGCACTTGCGGGTTATTACGATATCAGTGTAACGGGTACATATACAGCGCCATTATTTAATAATGGTGGTGATAGGCTTAAATGTGTTGATGTACGTCAATGGGGTCAAGTCACAGGTATGACTACTTGGAATGCATCGTTTAGGGGTTGTGATAATTTAGTTGGGACAGCTACTGACGCACCTGTTTTAATTGGCGCGGTAAATAATATGTTTGAAGGCTGTACAGTATTTAACGGTGCAATAGGTAACTGGAACACAAGTGAAGTTACTAATATGTCCCTTATGTTCTATCAAGCAACAGCATTTAACCAAGACATTGGTTCTTGGAACACAAGTGAAGTTACTAATATGAATAGTATGTTCTACGATGCAACAGCATTTAACCAAGACATCGGTTCGTGGGATACAAGTGAAGTTACTGATATGACTAGTGTGTTCAACCGTGCATCAGCATTTAACCAAGACATTGGAAGTTGGAACACAAGCGCAGTTACTAATATGTTTGGTATGTTCGCAAACGTATCAGCATTTAACAACGGTGGTAGTGCAACTATAAACAACTGGAACACAAGTGCGGTTACTAATATGGCTTCTGTGTTTCAAAGCAATACAGCATTTAATCAAGACATTGGTTCGTGGAACACAGGTGCAGTTACTAATATGTTGCAAATGTTCCGACTCGCATCAGCATTTAACCAAGACTTATCGGGCATGGTAACAAGTCTAACAGCACAGCCAACCGCGTTCTCAACGAGCGCAAACGCTACTTTCGCTGACAACGCCAATGGGCTGAAGCCATTCTTGAGTGATGGCGTAACTCAGATTAATACATAAGGAAAACAAAATGTCTGATTTTACCTAAAATTTGTTGACGAAGAGCAAGCGCAAGAGGTTCTCTACACTAAAGTAGTAGACGAGTGGAGCGAAGACCCTGACGTTGAGCTATCCCTTTGCGGGGCATATGTGCC